TAAAGAGGTTATTACAACGAGAATCATCTTCGGTCATTTTTGTAATGCCCTTGTTGGTGATTGTCTTATAAAGCCTCTTGTGGGCTAATTGTGTAATTGTCTTGTCTCCCTCAATCAGTTCAAGGTAATCAGCAAAAGTTCCTTTGAACTTTTCTCTTTTGCTATCTTTTTTATGCTGTTCAGCAATCTCTAAAAATTTATTAGTTTTTGATTCTGTCATTTTAAAATTCCCATATCTCCCCTTCGATGAGGGTTATAAATTCTACATTGTCGTTCCACAAATAACATATATTGTCATATACCTTATTCGCATATGATAAGTCCAAATCTCGTCCGTCATGTTCATGTTTCAAAAAAAGCGTATTTGTCCTTTTTTCAAAATCCTCAACATAAACAATCGGAACTCCATTCAAACCTACACTACTAATTAGAGCGTTACGAACGCTTTTCCACCCTTCTTCGTCAGAAATTTCATTTATTGCGTAATTTCCTGTATTTTGTTGGTACGAATATGAAAAAAGGTTTAACTCGTTGCACATTTCTTCATCCAAATATTTACGAATAAAAGATTCATCGTCGTGCGTTTCTCTAACAAGAAGACATTCTTCAAAGCCATGTTCCCTCTCTATTTTCTTAAACAAAGAATATCCCAAGTGATAAGGGTTGACCCTGCCAACAATAGGACGAACAACTTGATTATGAGTTTTCAAGAATGCTAAGTGATATTTGTCTGGTAAGTTCAAATCATACATGATTTTTTCGTGAATAAGAACAGCCCAGCCCTCATTCATAATTTTTGTTTGCCCTTGGGGAACAAAATATTTTGATCTCCTCTCGACCATTTCCATTAAATCCTGCTGCCAATCTTCTAGGTCTCTAGCATTCTTACGAATGAACTCTAGTAAATTATACTCTTTTCTAACTAGACCAACATCTAAACTAATTTTACCATTTGTCTTTGCAAAAAGATCTCTTTTTGCATCTTCTTGGCTCAATCTGTTAATTCCCGGCGTTCTTGGTATTTGATATTGAATGGAGTGGCAAGCATCCAAGACCCTCTCAACCTTATCTATTCCAATATTGGGATCTTCAATATACTGTTGAACACGCTTGCCTGCTGATTTGAACCTTGCTATTACATTGTCTGGATCTGTGTGTGTAAACATTCTGTTATTTTTAAAGAAATCCGAATGACCAACACAGTGCGACATTGTTAATAAATGAGTACTCATTGGGTTCTCAAGCATCAAATAGGCAATTGATGGATTCGAGTTGATTATCATCTCGTAAGGAAGACCTTCCATACCAAGATTATATCTAGTTATAGTTCTTTCGAAAGATTTTCCAAATGACCAGTGCCTGTAGTGTGTTGGCAACCCTGTATATGCCATGGCACCAATCATCTCATGGTAGTTTAATATTTCATATTCAATTGGAAACCAATCTAAATTGTACTTTTCTTTTCCAATTTGACAGATTTTCTCATCCCATTCTTGTAATTCTTTTACTGTCCAGTCTTTCATTTTTTTGCTCCAAAAATGTGTTGAAAAGATGACCATATGTGAGCAGGTTTAGACAACTTAACTCTCTTAAAGCCACTTCCCACAATTGGCGTTAGCTTTCCCCATAAATTTGTCTGCTCACTCTGACTGTATCTGAAAGATTTTGTCAATATTGACAACTCAGATTCAGGATGTGACATTGGGTCTATCTCTGCATAGCAAATCATTTGGTTTAAATCTTTTAATTCTGTAAACAAATTTACTGTTTTCTCATCATCCGTTGTCCAGTTTTCACCATCTCCAGAATAAAAAGTGTATATATTCCAGCTTGATGGGTGGTATCTTTTGTTGATTATATCTTTTGTCATCTGTAGGGCAGAAGACATAATTGTTCCTCCCGTAGTCCCCCTTTTGAAAAAGTCGTCTTCGTTTACCTCTCTTGCCTCAGTACAATGTGATATAAATACCACCTCAATGTTGTCATATTTATATCGCAGAAACTGATATAAGAGAAAATAAAAGCTTCTTGCTATATATTTTTTATCTTTTCCCATAGATCCGGAAACATCCATTAAGAAAAATATAACGGCTGAATTATTTTGTTGTGGCTTGAACTTGACGTGCTTTATTGTTTCCTTCTTCGCAAGCTTGGATCTCATTCCTTTTTTGCGAAAGCCGCTTCTTTTGGGCTTGTAATCTTTGATAAATCTGAACCTTTTCTTTTCCAAGTCCGGAAGTTCTAGATCTTGGAAAAGATACTCTGCTAATTCATCTAGGGTTACCTCTACTTCGTAATATTCGTCTCCCTTGTCTTGAGATCCTTTTTTTCCTTGTGCTTTTTGCTTTTGTTTACCACCCTTTCGAAGAACTTGCCCTCTCTTAATTTTCTTGTCACCTGCGGAGCCAGCTTTTTGGTTTTCTTGATTTTCTCCATAAACGAAATGATACTCTTTGATTCCCTTTACCGGGATTTTGACCTTCTTGTTGCCATCTTGCCCTATGATTGATTCATCAGCAACTACATCTTTTATACCTTCTCTAAGAGCTTTATCTATTTTTTGTTTATGCCTTTTTCTATCTGCTGCTGATCGGTCTGCCGATGTCTTGTGTTCTCTGAAAATACTCATTTTATATCCCTAAAAAGTTGATGCTAAAGCTGTCAAAAATACAATTGTTAGCTGATTTCCCGGACTTAAAGTGAAGTTTGGCTTTATTTCGCCCTCTTTTACGTAAAAATCACTAACACCCGGAGCATCAGAAACACTTTGTAAAATACCGTTAACAAAGATCATAATAGTAGTATAATCTACATCTCCGGTTATGTCAAATAAACTATTTACTGAAGATCCTGCTGCTATGGGGCTTGAAAGTACCCCCGGTAATGCACCTCCAGTATCGGCTGAAAACACGACTCGTGCAGCAGATCCGCCGCCGCCTGATCCTTCGGAGCCTCCCCCTGAGCCGCCAGAGCCTTCGCCCGATCCACCCGTTGCGGGAGAAATAAGAGACGCGGCGGCGATAGCTGATCTATATGCCTTATCGCTAAGAACTTCCAAGTCAACTAAACCTTTTCTTGTTTTGATGCATTTAGCCACAATCTGAAATAAGTGATCGACTTGTCCAAAAAGTTGTCTCTCTTCTGTGAGTGTGACAATCTCGTAAAAAGCGTCACCGTACTGTACGTAGTCGCCTTCTCTAACGTATACATCTTGATCTTCGTGTAGCCTTCTCTCGTGAAATTTTACGGTTATAAAATTATCTTTGTCTAAGCCGTAGTTTTCAGTAACTGTTTTTATCCCGTCAAATTCAATAAGAGCATATATCCGAACTGGCGGGAGAAAAGATTTATTGATCGCTTCTCCATACAGGGGGTGGAAATCAGTAAAATCCATCGACACAGGTAAATACAATATTTGCTGACCTATTACTCTCTCTAGCAGTTCGTCATTGACTTGCTTTACAAGGTTTCTTTCTTTTTCTCCTAGAAATAAGGGTGGTGGAGGATTAGTTGGTTTTGACCACTTGTTATCGTTTGACATTTATCAATATTCCTTCTTATCACCAAGAATAACACGCTCTCTCATCTGTCTTATTTCTGCTGCAGATTCTCTGACGGTTATTTTTGGTTGATCATCATTTTTGCCCGATCCCATAATATATCCTAGTACCTTTATGCTTACAGTTGTTTTGAATTTTCTCTCTTCTTCACCAAGGTTGGATGTGTTGTTTTCCAATCCAACATCCCCATCGACAAAGCCTTCGAATCTGTGTCCCTCGTTCTGGATAAAGAAGTTGTTGATTTGTCCCGTGTACGCTAAAAATGGAGTAACTATCTCATTCATCTGCTGTTGGTACTCCGTGGTGATTGTCAAATCGTATGTTGCCACAATGTAGGTCGGAAGAGGCATGGTTATAGTTTCATAGACCACCTTTTCGTTCTTGAAAGGGTATGTCTTTTGCTTAAACCTCTTTTTTGCGGTTGCATTTGCAAAATTAGATGTTTTATCTTGTTTTATTCTTCTTGCGACTGTTATCGCACCACCTTTTGCGTCGTTTATTCTTGGTATATGAGACCAAGCAACACCTTTCATATTTGGGTCTTTATTCATAGACTTTCTTTCTATGCTTACCGCTGGTAGTGTAAAAATATCCTTGTTTCTTAAATCTTTATTGTCTTTTATCTGAAAAGAGCGTTCTGCCATGGACCAAATTAAAGGTACCTTTTTCCACCCTTCGTTTGTTGTGCAAGAAATGTTCAATTCTTCATTAAGCCAGTTGTATAATGCAACATCTATTGTTTCGATGGTAGATGGCATGAATTTTATCTCACCAAGAGGAACAGAGTCAGATGATTCACCGGTTTCATTAAAATATGGACGAAATCCTTCGTATTTTTCTTTTCTACTGCTCATCTGTTACCCTTGGAAAATTATCATTGGAACTTTTTTCTGAATGTTCTCGACTGCTTCTACTTTTTCAGCATCGCTTTTGGCAACTTCAGTATAAGTTAGCTGATCTAAAATTTCTTTTAACTCTTCTCTTAGTTTTTCTTGCTCATCTTTCGCTTGGCTAAGTAGGGCATCTGCATTTAGATTAACCGACTCGCCCGGAATGGGCACAGACTGAAATTTTCCTCTAATTTGTGCCAGAGTTTCCTTAGAAAGAGCCAACGCAAAGCGTCTAATCCACTGTTTACCAATAGCATTGATATTTTCATAAGGAATATTATCAAACGGAATAGTGTTTAGGTTGTTGATACCATCAGTTCCATTGTCAAACTCCTCATTATTCTCCCAAGGTGCAGGAACAACTGAAAACTCAACCCACATATGACGATAATTTGAAATAATAGCTGGGGTTGGGTGAATTCTTAGCTTGTTGTTCTTTAATTCATAAGAATAGTGGGATAATCTTGTGTATATATGGTCTTCAAATGCCATAGCTTGTAGTTTATTTTGCCAAGCAGGGATTATTTCAAAAGTTGAGTCGTCTGTATATTGACCATAATAGTTGAGATTTCCGACGACGTTCAAACCGCCGAAATATCCAAAGAATCTCCACATTGCATTTGGTGTTTTATAGAAAACTTTTTTAACAATTACCCTCTTGTCTCCAACTACATCCTGATAGGGTGCCCCGGCTCCACCGGCAGGATCCTCTCCCGTGTTTGAAGAGCCAGAAATAATTGCTTGAAGATCATAATCTTGCTTGCCTTCCTGTAATTCAAAAGAAGCAGAGTATATTGGTATAGTTCCCCCGACATCAGCCTCGAAAGAAAAGCCATCTGACACTCTTCGAGCGTACTCAAACATAACTCTGGGAAATTTTAAGTTTACTCCCTCTGGACCGGTCATCCTTTCACCTTCGTGGTCGAAAGTACCTGTTGTCTGACCCAATACATCGGATAAAATATTTTTCGATTGGTGTAAATTTACCAAATAGCTGTATTCCAAAACAGCTTCTTGATAATTGGCGTATACATTTTCCGCCTTTAATTCGATATCGAGCACATCGCCACCAATTTTGCGATATGTGTAGGCAACCTGATCTGTTGCTCCGGACAAAAATTGTTCTGAATTTGAATAAACTTCCAGAGGTAATGAATCAGCGACCTCCGATACTGTGCCAGTGGGTGGCAAAATAGATTTGCTCATCTGGCTTATTGGTGTTAGTGTTGGAAACGCCATAAAATTTCCTCCCTAGCATTAAGTAGTTTCCAGAAACACAAAACCCCTCTACAAAATTGTAGAGGGGCATGTATTTAGTAGGTTACTTTAAAGATTATACCAAATCTGTAACGATAACCAATCCGTACATATCAGGACGAACCATCTTCTTCGCGTAGCGAGTCATGACACCCTTACGAGGTACGAAGTCCTCTGTGCCAAAGATGGTAGGAGTCATCTGGAGTGGTACGTATGGTGCGTAAACGTATCCGCTTTCAAGGAAAGAAGAACCTTTACGTCCACAAAGTACTACGTTTCTTGGGAAGTAAGGATCAACGTAAACGTCGAACTTCTTGCTCAAGGAACCAACTCTAACTGCTCCGACCTGACCACGGTCATCATCGTGAGTAACTGCACCACGGAATCCAGCGGTGAACTCAAGAAGGTTGGCGATCTCAGGTGATACAACGATGAAATTCGCTCCGCCTCTTAAAGTCTTGCGGTGAATTTGTGCTGATACGTCGTTAATCGTCTCAACAAGGGTTTCGTACCATTCTGAAACATTACCAGTGAAGTCTGGGAATGCTGTAGAGGTAGTAAGAGGAACACCTGTTGTGCGGTTAACGAACTTACCGGGCAAACGTGACCAGTACAGCTTAGAAGCAGTAGCACCCTTGACAAGATCTTCCAAGATTTCTTGGTCGATTTCAAGTGCGATGTGCTCTGAAAGAACGCTTGTAAGCTCAACTTCAGCGTCGAGGTTGTGGTAAGCATTCAAATCCTGAGCCAATTCTGGAGTCCACTTAGCCTTAAGCTTCTTGGTGTTTGCTGTAACAGATACAGAATCAACCTTGATGTCGATTTCTGGAATTTCGTCTTGACCTTCAAGTTCCCAAAGAGGGTCACCCTTCACAGAACCAAGACCACCGTTTCCACCTTGGGTGAAATCATCAGTGATCGCAAAGGCGAATTCGGCTCCACCGTTAAGAGCAGAACTAATTGCTGTTGCTGTTGATGCGAGTCCATCAGTGGTATTTGCCACAATGATAGCTACGTCGGAGGTAGGAGCCAAGATGCTGTTTGCAGATTCGTCGTCTCTTGTCAAGCGACGAACCATACGACCACCAGCAGCCTTGATTCCCACAGAGTCAATAGTTACATAGTCTTTTTTGTTAAGCTGACCCCATACTGGACTTAATCCCGGATTAGCGATAGCAATTGCTGCAACTACAACCCTTTCGCCAAGTAGGTCCGGATCGAAACGACAAAGACCGTCTACACCCAAAGATGAGGAATAGGCGTTACCAGCAACAATCCAGTCAGTCAAGTCTGGACTACCAACTGTACCAGTTGCGATAATTTCCGTAAAGGTAAAGGCTGATGAAGTCGGGCTTGAGTAGCCGTTGTTCAAGGCGTAAGCACTTTGTTCTGCTTCACGACCAGCAAGTGAAACACCGCCAGTAATTTCAGCACCAACAACGCCACCACCGTAAATTGATCCTTCTGCAAGGTTATCAAGACGGTTGTTAGCTCTTGTGAAGTCCAAGAAGAAAATGAGACCTGATGGCAAGCTCATTGGCTGGACAGAAACAAGATCGTTAGCGATCAATCCGCCGAATACACGACGAACAATTGGGAACGCAACTGAAGCAAAGCCTTCAACGTCGCCCGTATTCATAGCCGAGGCTTCGCGAAGAAGTTCCTTAGCTTGGTTTTCAAGAAGGCTCGCCATGCCTTGGCGTTTGCGATCATCCGTGATTCCTTCCAAAAGTCCTGTTTTTTCCCACTTAGTGAGGAGAGCAGCACCTTCTTTGGAGAGATCACGTCTAACAATACCTTCGGTTAATTTGTTAATAATTGACATTTTAAAATTCTCCTTTATTTTAACTTTTTAATGCCAGCTAAAATCTGCATACGGTCGGAATACCGACTTTCTGTAGTATTAGCTTCTCTTCTGGGTAAAGTGGCAGTAGGTCTTTCGATAGTCTCACGGAGTGATTGTGGTCGTGCTTTACCCGTTACACTACCCACTGCGTTTTTAAGAGTTTCAAAAATAACCTTTGCGTCATTAATTGAATCTGCATTCGACAAATGTTCGACAATTTGATTTTTTTGTCGCTCATTCAAGGAGTTATTTGCCAAAATTTGATTCTTGTATAAAAGCTTTGCGTTCGATAAACTTACTTCTTCTAGCTTCTCTTTCAGTACAGAAATAACACTTTTCATTTTAGTGTTTTGCTCTGAAAGCCTTTCTGCTGCGGCAGCAAGTTCTTTATTTTCTTCTTCTGCCTTTGTAGCTGAAAGTTGTGCGAGTTTCAGTTCTTCTTTGTATTTCATAATTGGTTCTGGGGTACCAGCCCAGCCACTTTTCTGTGGGTGGATATCTACTACCAATTCTTCAATAATTTCTTCGATATCGGAAATTTCAACTTCTTCTTCCAAGGTGGCTTGAATTTCAGTTGAAGAAACTTCTGCTTCGGTGTCCAACGAGGGAGGAACACCCATCTCATCTGACATGCCGGAAGCCAATTCCTCATGTGATGTCGGTTCACCAGTTAAATCTTCCTCAGCAGATGAAAGTGCATCAGCCATATCCTTAAGTTCTTCCATGCTCAAAATTATTTCTGAACTTTCGGCAGCTTGAGGTGCCTCAATTCCATATGGAACACTATCTTCCAGAGCGGGTGACTCTGTGTTTTGTTCATCTTGTTCTGATTCCCCTGCTTCATCTTGCTCGAAAAGGTTTTCTACAACCTCTTTGATATCAGCAGAATATTTATCCAAAATTGCCGCTTCTGCGTTCTTAATCGCAGCCTCTTTGAGTGCGGCGGCATCAATTATTGCTTGTTCTAGTAGTGAAGACATAAAAAGGCTCCCTTTAAAAAAAATATCTCAAAAATAAATAGTTTATTATTTTATAAAAAGACATATTTTTATAAAGGCCGTTATTGGTTTTTTTTATTATTCTGTAATTCCAGACCCAGTAAGGTGGAACATCTCTTTAGACTCAATACCTGTAAGGGAAGCATAAAGTCTAAATTTGGTTGTAGAGGTCGTCTCAACATATATCGCTCTACATTTTACGTCCAAAGTGTTAGTGTGTACGGTATCGGCTTTCGATTTGACCTTAAATTTATTGAGGGCTGTCGCATCTGCGTGAAAATAAACATCGATTTCTTTTCCATCATCAACATAAAATGAGATTTCCTTTGTAACATTTGGAAATTCAATTAACATAATCCCGTTTAGATTATCAGATCCCGTAACAAATGGTGCTCCAGAAGATTGATATGAGGCTGCATTTTGAATCCCAGCCTTGTATTGATAAATTGACATTTTTAATTCTCCGTGACGTAAATAGTTTTTATTTTACGAATTTTGTTCTTTTATTTTCAGTTTGTTAAGCACTCTTTGTCTTCTTTTTGCTGCAGCACGTCTTTTGACAGACGGCTTTTCATAGTATGTGTGCTCGCGATATCTTTCAACCACTCTTTCTTTTTTACACTTCCTCAAGAACCTTCTAATCATTCTCTCTTGTGTGTCATTTTTGCCGCGAGGCTTAGTTGATACATTTACTGGTTTTTTAGCCATGGTTTCCTCTCTAAATCATTTTTTTCCAACTGTTTCCAGCCAGAGACATAATTCCATCTATATTGACACCCGGATCTTCTGGTGAATATCCAGATAGCGGGGATTGTCCCGATGGTTTTTGATTCGGGAATCCTGCTTTAACGGGGGTCACGTTTTCAAATATACCCTCAAAGCGACCACCAAGTGTTTCTTCTAGTTTCTTTCTCTTGTTGTCTAAATCTTTTTTTGTTTCCTGCTGAAGCTCTATGTTGTGCTGTCTCGCAAAATCCTGACTTGAAACCTCTGCCTTCTCGACCAAAGTAGGCTGACCCAAACCAGAAACAACTTCTTTGATTAGTCCAGATAACACCCCATCTTCAAAGATGGCTTCTTTTATACACTCTTTAATTAAGGGCTTTAGAACTTGTTTTAATTCAGATTTTTTCATTTTTTCCTCAAAATATCATTCAAGGCTCTGTTGATCTTATCTGCCTTGGTAAAAATGTTTGGTTCTTCGTAAGATTTACCCTCTTTCAAGTGCATAAAAGCATTTTGAGTTGATGGTTCTGATACGAAGTCAAAACATATAAGTTGAAAATCATCTTCCACTATTACGCCGCCATTCATACTTTCTCTTACGGACCCTAGCCCACGAGAAGAAATTCCAAGCTGACACCCTCCTTCTACTAAGGACTTTAAAATATCGCCTGATGGAGTTGGCAGCACCTTTACGGTTCCCATGACACGATTTCCATCCATCCAAATGTTTGTTACCATGTGGGATGCATTTTTGAGATTTATAACAGAATCATCTGGGTGATCTAATTCTCCCAAAGCTCTTTTTTCTTTTACTAGCTTTTTGTAGTTCGCTACTTCTCTTTCCATAATTGCGTGAGGGTAAACTCTTGAGTTGCCGTTTGGCTTATCAGCTTCCTGCATCAATCCAGTCAAATACATGGCACCGTTATCTGCAATATCTCTCTTCTCAGCCTCTGTAAGCAGGTCTTTACAGACTCCTCCTTCACACAGGGCATAGTATTCTCTTAATAAAACTTTTGACATTTTTTAATCCTCTTAAAGTAGTCAACAACCGCTTTTGCAGCGTCTTACGCCTCTTAGCATCCATCTTCTAAACATGTCTACCTTCCTTTATATCGAGTTTTAGACCCGAATCAGCAAAAATCATATTCAATACATATGATGTTCCAGAACTAACACACCCGCAAATAAAAAAGTTTGCAATTGTAAGTTCAAATATAAATAGTTCTGTCCAAGGATTAATGCCACATAAAAAAATACCAACCCAGAAACCTACACACATTGGACAGGTCCAAAAATATCCTCTTGGTCTTATTCTGTCAAATATTCTTCCGTAACAAAGTAGTTGCGTCATGCCGTAGGACGCTAAGATAAAATAAAGTAGAGACACTATTCCCTCTCTTTGCCCTCAAGCATATAACTCATCCAGTAAGGCTCGTAGTTGTAACCGGGTCGAATAGATCCTTTCTCTGTTGCCTGCGGTACTTCGCCAAGCTCTGTAGAATCTTTATCGGTTGGTTTTGTGAAATAGTCGTCTAACATTTCCTCATACTGGTCAAGATAGTTATAGTATGGTCTTTCTTCTTTTATGAACTTATAGACACCGTAAATCGCATAGTCAATCGAATTAATGCTTTCGTCTTCCGGGGTTGGGATCTTACCCTCTAAAGATCCGTAAACACTACCTCCTTGAATTGATTCATAGTCAACAACGCCCTTTCTTTTTAAAAATTCGAATAGTCTATTTTGGGCAGCATACACCATTTCTGAAAAATCGTTTTTGGCAAACGTTACAATTTTACTTTTATTTGGTATGAGAACTATGTCCATCTCCTGATGATCGAAAATCATAATATTTCCGTCGAGAGTTTTTTTTGCCTTAAGTTCTAAATTTACAACCTGTGGTGTATCACCGTTTGCAATTTTTAAAGAAATAGGCATTACGATATCTCCTTGACCAAGTTCTGTATTCTCAAAATATCATAAACAAAATCTTTATCCACTTTTCTCTTTGCTGTTTCTTTTAGCATAGATATTACTTGGTCTGTTTTGTTTAACATTTCTCTATCAGCATTGATCTCTGGCAAATTTACAGATTCAGATACTGCTTTAAACAATCTTGGGATTTCTTCGTTAAGGTAGACTTTTAATTCAATACCATTATCGGAAAATGAGGCAATATATTTTGACAGCAAAGATTTCTGCTCCTCAAGAAGAGAAGCCGAATACTTTTCATTGAACTTTTTGACAAAAGTCTTATAGGTCAGGTTGTCAATCGGTTTCATTTCTTGAATTTGTTCTTTTTGATCAGTTATCATTTTAGAGATTACTTGATTTTCCAACAAGACTCTA